TAAGTTATTCCAGCAGGTAATAGGTGACGAGATAGCTAACTTAGGATTTGATTGTATCAATGGTACACTCAAGAACTTGCAGCCCTTACACAATTTGTTAGAGAAGTATGGTGATGACTTCATCCCTAAAGTTACAGTTAAGTGGGAAGATATATCTATGGATGCTTTGCTAGAAGCAGAGCAAGGTAAGTACCGTTGGAAGTTTAACTTAACCTCGTTAGCTAGACGTATTCCAGGTGTTAATGCAGGTCAGTTAGTAGAGGTAGGGGCTAGGCCAAACACGGGTAAGACATCCTTCCATGCTAGCATTCTGTCCGGTAAGAATGGTTTTATCGAGCAAGGTGCTAGTTGTGTGGTGTTACTTAATGAAGAGAAGTATGACCGTGTCATCTTACGGTACTTGAATGCAGCTACTAACGAAAGTAGTGAGACTATCATTAAGAATAAGGAAAAGTACTACGATTATTGGAAGACAAAGAGGCGTCCCCACCTTAAGGTAGCAGATGGATCTGATCGTCAGATGTCCTGGGTTGAGTCAGTGTGTAAGTATTACAACCCTGATATTTTAGTACTTGATATGGGAGATAAGTTTGCAGAGACAAACAGTTCCATGCGAGGTGACGAGTTACTTAAGCGTAACGTAGTATATGCTAGGCAGATTGCTAAGAAGTACGAGTGCTGTATCTTCTACATGTCTCAGCTATCCGCCGATGCAGAGGGTAGGGTAAAGCTAGACCAAAGTATGATGGAGGGATCAAAGACAGGCAAGGCAGCGGAGGCTGACCTCATGCTGTTGCTGGCAAAGAACCCTACCATCTCAGATGATCCTACTATGGAAGATCAAGATCCCTTTAGGTACGTTAACGTAGTAAAGAATAAACTTAATGGCTGGCATGGTATGATTACCTGTGAGTTTGACCACACCAAATCTTTGTACACTGCTTGAGGAGAATAGTAATGGCTACCTTCTTTGACCCACCGGAAAGTAAGGAGCATGTCTTTGCACCTTTTGGCCCACCTATTGGTTACATGAAACTGTCAGATGAGTTTGTACAAATAGCTAACAAACAGATGGATGATAACTTAGCTGAGTTAAAAGATTTCTCTGACAATCTAGTAGGCAAGGTTACACAGGAGGTTCTCTTCAATGAAGACATAAAGAATAGCTTTGTAAAAGAAGCTAAGACCTTTGTAGGTAGGTATGCTCAGTGGGCAGAGGTACGCAACTCCATGGGTAGAAGGAGATTGAATACAGATAGAAATACCTATGGCGTGGAGGTTGTAGCCGGGTGGATAGTTCGGCAGTTTGAAAACGAGTACAACCCACTGCACATACATACGAACTGCAAGCTGTCATGTGTAGGTTATTTAAAACTACCTGATGACATTGACAAAGAATGGGAAGAAGATTATACTGACCACCATCCATCCCATGGACACATCCAATTTGCCCACGGGACACCATCACATTGGAGCATGACGAACTTCATGATCCGACCAAGAGTAGGAGATTTCTACCTGTTCCCATCGGATCTATTCCACTGTGTCTATCCCTTTAAAACCAAGGGAGAACGTAGGAGCTTTAGCGTTAATATAAACTTCTTAGAAAAACCTAAGAGTGTAGGAGATAAAGACAATGAAACTGGTACTTGATGTAGAGAATACAGTATCCAAAAGAGATGGGGTTATGTACCTTGATCCCTTCGAGAAAGATAATAGTCTAGTTATGGTAGGCGTTCTACCTGATGCTATGTACAAGCATGAAGAAGGACCGATGCAGGATACCAAGTGTCAACCTATGATATTTACCTTTGATCACTCTGATCATCCTGACAATGCCAACACGTATCACTGGGATGCAGATGCAGTTACCAAGTCAGTGACTCCTCATGTTTACCTACAAAGGTTACTAGATCAGACTACTGTACTCATAGGTCATAACATATCTCATGATCTTATCTGGTTGTGGGAGTCAGGGTTTACATACAATGGTCCTGTCTGGGATACAATGGTAGCAGAATACATTATGTTACGTGGGCAGAAGGCACCGCTGTCCTTAGACGCATGTGCAAAGCGACATGAATTGGCTACCCAGAAAGGAGACACACTTAAGAATTACCTGAAGCAAGGCTGGTCTGTGCGAGACATACCGTGGGACGAGTTAACTATGTACTTGGAGGCTGATCTATACGCTACCCAACAGCTAATGCAGGTGCAGCGGAAGCGATTGTATACAACAGATATGAGTTCTCTCGAAAGCACACTTGTACTATCGAACGAGATGACGCTGGCTCTCACAAAAATGTATCAGCGGGGGTTTAAAGTTGACCTTGACGCACTAAATAGTGTACGCGAGCAGTTTGTTGCAGAGCGTAGTGGGATTGTAGATTACCTAGAGTATGCACTGAAGGATCTTATGGGTGACGTACCTATAAACCTAGCTAGTCCTGAACAGTTATCTTCTGTGATATACAGTAGGAAACCCAAGGACAAGAAACAATGGTCAGACTTTGGGCTTACCAGGATGAGTGAAAAAGAGTTTAGGGATATAGTTAATACTCACACTGAGCCTGTCTACAAATCATATCTACGTAAGTGTGCAGACTGTTACGGATCAGGACTCATTAGGAAAAGGAAGAAAAACGGTGAGCAATACAAGAAAGAGAATAAATGCAGTGGTTGCACCGGTAATGGTTATACTGTTGTTCGCGGCAGTGATATTGCCGGTCTAAGAATAAGCCCTCCATACAGTAGGTTCCATGCGTCACATGGTTTTACTACTAACAAGAGTGCGCTAGAGTATCTAGGCAGATTGGCGTTACAATACGACAAAGAGAAAGCGGCGGACTTCTTAGGCAAAGTACAGCGCCTGTCTGCTTTAGATACGTACATTAATTCCTTTGTTGATGGCATTAAGAAGCATGTCAAAGACGATGGCTTTCTACATGTAAGACTAAACCAACACATGACATCCACTGGTAGGCTTAGTGGTAAAGAACCTAACATGCAAAACATGCCTAGAGGTGGTACCTTCCCTGTCAAGAAGGTGTTCGTATCCCGATGGGAAGGAGGTAAGATACTTGAGGCTGACTTTGCCCAACTAGAATTTAGGGCCGCAGCTTTCCTATCTCAAGACGATATAGCTATGCAGGAAGTACGTGACGGGTTTGACGTACATGCATACACTGCTTCAGTGATCACCGAGGCAGGACAAAAGACATCACGTCAAGATGCCAAGGCTCATACCTTTGCCCCGCTATACGGGGCTACTGGCTATGGTAGAACCAAGGCTGAAGCAGAGTACTACACGCACTTCGTTACTAAGTACCAAGGCATTGCTGACTGGCACCAAACGCTAGCACGGGATGCCTTAACTAAGGGTGTCGTAACTACTCCTTCCGGTCGTGTCTTTACATTCCCCAACGTTCAAAGAAAGGTCAACGGTACGGTAACGTACTTCACACAGATAAAGAACTATCCTGTGCAATCCTTTGCTACTGCCGACATAGTACCCCTAGCTTTCCTAGAGATCGATAGGATGCTGCTTCAACTCAAGTCATGTATTGTAAACACAGTACACGATAGCATCGTAATCGACGTACACCCCAATGAGGAGGCATCTGTTACCCAAATTATTGATGTCGTAAATAGGACATTAAAAGATGTCATTAATTTGCGATGGGGCATTGACTTCAACGTGCCTCTTGTGTTAGAACCTAAGATAGGTTTCAACTGGCTGGAACTCACCGAAGCAGCCTGATAAAACAAAACAAAAGGAGACTATAAAAATGAATAACGAACTTGCCACTATCGATACCAATAACTTCGCCGCCATGGCAGCTATCATGGGCCTTGCTAAAGAAGAGTCTTCTGCCAAGCGCAGCACCCTTCCTCGTCTACGTATGATCCACTCGGGTATCATGGGTGAGGCTGAAGTTAAAGGTAAGAAGATGAAGATGGAAGTAATTCCAGGGGGTGCTTACAAGTTAGAAATCCCTGATGGCAATACCTACTACGCTGTTAACGTAGTCCTGAGAACTTTCATGCAGCGTAAGATGTACAAGCGGTTTATCAAGGGGGATATCAATAGCTCTAATCGTTTTGTTAAGACTGTCATGGCTACTACGCTGACCAATGATCTTAAGGACAATGAAGGTGGCTTTAACTGTGGCAAGCCAAGTGGCTGGATCAAAGACTTCAAGGCGCTACCTGCCGCTACTCAAGATCTAATCAAGCAGATTAAACGTACACGAGTTATCTTTAGCGAGGTGACCCTTGTTGATCCAACTGATGAGAAAGGAGTACCCGTAAATGTAGATAGCATGTCTGCTATTTGGGAAGTAGATAACCGCACGGCATTCAAGACGATGGGTGATATGTTTGATACCATGGCTAAGAAGCAGTGTCTTCCTGTCCAGTACGGTATTAACATGTCTGCCACTGAGGTACCTCTGCCTAATGGTAGCTCATACTATGTGCCTGACGTAGACGTTGATATGGATGATGTGATTGACATTACGGAGGCTGATCAAGAAACCTTTGCTAGCTTCCGCGAGTGGACTGACTCGTACAATGAATACATCCTAAAGACTTGGTCAGAGAAGAACTCTGACTCTATGTCCCATGCGGATACTGCTCTTGCAGATGACTTGTCTAATGTGTTTGAGCAAGAAGAAGGAGTGCCTTTCTAATGGCTCATCCTGCTGAACTGGCGTTGACAGAGTACATGAAAAAGGCTTCCGCCGGGGAGTCTACCATCTCAGATACCACTGTTGCTAACATAGCAAAAGGTGTAGCTGACTCTGTTCAACGCCAGTTTGGTGGGCAGTCTGAACGTAAGGGTTTTAAACTGCGTATGTCTAACATAGGCAGACCTTCTTGCCAGCTTTGGTGGCAGAAGAATCACCCTAGTGAGGCTAGCCCACTACCCTATAACTTTATCATGAACATGGTGTTGGGAGATGTAGTAGAAGTTGTGTTCAAGGCACTGCTAGATGAGGCTAACATATCATACAAAGATAGTGACACAGTTGAGTTTACTGTGCCTGGATCAGCCGGTGAAGCTAGCACTAAGGTAAAAGGAACATACGATATTGTCATTGACGGTAAGGTTGATGACATCAAGTCAGCATCTAGCTGGTCTTACACTAATAAGTTTGCATCTTTTGATACATTAAATGCAGGAGATGCTTTCGGTTATGTAGGACAGCTAGTTGCATATGCTTCTGCATCAGGGTATGATGTAGGAGGGTGGTGGGTAGTCAACAAAGCTAACGGGGAGTTCAAGTACGTTCCAGCAGAAGGCGTTAACGTTATGGAGACTATGTATAACATCAAGAAGACTGTCCATAACGTAAACAACGATATCCTTGTACGAGAATATGAACCAGTATACGAGTCCTTTAATGGTAAAAAGACAGGTAACACAGTTCTCGACAAGAATTGCTCCTTCTGTTCGTATAAGAAATCTTGTTGGCCTAGTATGACTACCCTACCATCTATCCCTTCTAAAGCTAAGAATAGAAAGATGGTAGACTATGTTACCGTGGTAAAAAGTAAGGAGGAATGTAATGTCGTTTAGGGG